GAAACCACGACTCATATAGTCATAGAACTTGTCTGCAAAACCTTCACTATCTAAAATTATCTCTGCTGTCTGAGCAATATTTCTTACTCTTTCTTCGACAGTCATATTTCCGTCAATGTAGCCACGGGATAAAAATATCCGTGACTCATCGTTAGCCCATTCAAAGCCCATTATCTACTCCTTAAAATAAGTCATCGGCTGAAATGCCTTGACCTTTTGCATATTCAACAGGACGTTTCTGGAAGAAATCAGTCATGTTGGCTCCATATAGTTCTTCATCGAACCAGAATGTTTGATCAATGTGTTCTTGATCATACTTAATTTCACTATTATCAAAACCAATAGCATCAATTGAATCTGCCATGCGCTTTGCAATAAATGATTTAAGAATATCAGCACTCAGACCTGGTGCGGAATGTCCGTCCATAATCCAATCAATCACTTTGCTTTCTGCTTTAAGTGAGTCGATACATTCTTGTTGTACACGTGCTTCCAATTCTTTATCAAACAACTCAGGGTACTCTTCACGGAGAGTTTGAATTAGTTTAATACCTACTTGTGCGTGTAGCATCTCTTCATTGCGAGTATATTGTACTTGCTGAGCACAATCTTTCATTACTGCTTTGTTACGGTTCATATGCATAATAATATAGAATTGACTAAACAGACTTACATTTTCAACAAAGAGTGTAAACAACATAATGGAATAAATGTATTGTTTACGTTCGTCTTTATAAACTTTTTTATTATATTTGCGCAAGTAATTAACTCGCCCTTTGATTACATCTACATTAAGGTTCTCTTCGAATACGTGTGTAAGATGTAGCACATCAAGAATTTTCTCATAGGCCATATTATGGATAACCTCTGAGTTGGCCATTGCATAACCTAAGTCTTTAATTGATGGATGTGGTAAGTGATTGCCTACATCAGCCCAGAAAGATTTTACTGCAATCTCAATCTGGCCAATGGCAGACATTGTCTTAACAACAACTTGTTGCTCTGCTGGTGTAAGATCATTTTTAAATTGTGAATAGTCGGACCGAAAGTTGAACTCCTCTGGTGTCCAAAAGCCTTGCCATATGGCCTCTATGAATTGTTTGGTCCAAGGGTAGAGGTCGGGCTTTCGTGCGATTTGCTCCGTAAATAGCATATATTACTCCGTGAAAATATGAATAAGGAAAATACCTTATCTCATTAGGTAGTATTATATATCATATCCGGTATCTTGTAAATAGCTAAATGTAGTAAAATGTAACAATTATTTTCTAAATATTGTATCTTTTTTTGAAACAGTCTATTCTTCTTTTGCAGGCTCTTCAGGAGCTAGTGCTTCCTCATAGTAACCAACTATTGCTTGCTCATCTTTAATGTATCTGCGAAGATCACCAATACCAATTGCAAGGTTTTCATATCCTTTTGGTGTAATGGCAAAGAGTACAGCTGAACCAGTAGATGCTTCGATCTCAGCAATCTTTGCTTCTATATTATCAGGCGTCAAGATAAACCATTCCACAGGTGGAAAGTTAACACCTTTAGGTGCTTCTTGAATAGGAATTCTTTGTTCGACGTATTCAGTCTTTACTGCTACTATCGGTTCCGCTTGACTTCCCAGACACCCCATCAGCATCAGAGGCGATAGGATCAGGAGATGTTTCGCTTTCAATTCTTTTGATAAGTCTGTTAACCGCATTATTCACTCTTTCTTCCAAGCCTTCTGGGTCTTGGATTGCTTCCATAGTTAGATCAATTTTAGCCAATACGCCTCTTAGTTTATCAAGGTGTTTTGACGATTGCTGTAACCTCTTAGTAAGGTTACGATTTAATTCTTCATTTCTTTTAGCATCAGCTTCCATAGTCTCAACTGTATTCTGTAGAGTTTCCGCTACATTTACTAGCTTGACATTATTCTCTCTGAGTGTAGCTATCGTTGCTTGTGTAGTATCATAATAATATTTTCCAGCATAACCAACAGCAGCCATCATACTAAGAATAAAAAGTGCGATGTAAAGTTTAATCATCTTGATGGTTTATAAACTTACGGAACCTTTTAAGGAGAACCGGATGTTTATCCTTTCTTCTGCGCTTATCTGTTACAGATATTTCTTTTACTCTTGGACCTGTGTTAGGAGCCATATCAACACCACCATGTGCTATTGAATTTGTTGGTGCATCCTCTTTAACTTTATTCTTCATCTGATTAGTTCCCCTGCAGTAACATATATGTTCTGCATAGATTTTAAATGTGTCACTTCATAGATGTCTAAACCTAATACATCACCAACAGGATAACAGTTCTCTGGTATCCTTACCTGATCTCTTGTCTTTACCAATTCTTCGCAGTTCTTGTTTAGAACCTTATCACCATTTACTCTATAAACACCTGGCGACAATTGCTTTTGTTCTAACATAAACCATTCATTATTTTCAGCTAATAGATCCAGTGGATCAATATTACTTTCTCTTAAAATCTTATCAAAGTTATTTACGCCATATTTCTCTTTCATTAAGTAAAGAGCAGCTGCATAAGAACCAATTTTCTTACCAGGGATTAGTTTCTTAATATTAAATACTAGCCTATGGAATGTATTATAGGCTCCCTTTTCATCTTTTGTTTCAGGCTTTTTAAGTTTCTTACCTTTTTCATCAATAAGACCCAACTCAAATGCTGTAGTTTTATCAAACGGCGTAGTGAGCAACCTGAGAAACCTCAGGGTGTAAACTAGATCACCTGCTCTTGATAAAAGTCCCATTTAAATATTCCTTAGTGCCTGTACTACAGTCTCGTCCATAGTTACATCAATTATTTCTGTATTATCAATCATTCTTAAATATAATATAAAAGGTTTGATGATAGGCCATTGAGGATCATCTAATCTTATCTTTAACATCTCAACTGTTGGTTTAACACCAAACACATTGTGAAGCACGATAAGATGATTTAGAATAAGGCGATCTGCAAGATAGCCTGTCTCAATATACCTATTCACCAATCTCTTTACATATTTAAACCTTTTAAGGTCCTCTATGAATTCATCGTGATCTGCACCAAGTGGATTATAGTAATGTTTTGCTGCATACAGAGGAAGGTTATCCTCAGTCAATTCAATATTCATGATATCCCAAACTTTGTTAATCTTTTAGCATTACGCCTTTCAAAGTATCTATCAAAGTTTTTCTACTCTTCCTACGGTCAAGTTCAACACCATGTTCACGTCCAACTTCTTCAAGTTCAGCTTTGCTCATACCTGTTAAATCATCATCAACATCTACATAGATATTGTCATTAGATGACAGCATAGTAGCTGTAGGTGCGATAGGAGCTGGTTCGGCTTCTATCAACACTTGAACAGTATCGCCATTATACTCATCGATTTGTTCTTGAGTAAGTTTAGCAGGTTTAAGAATTTCTGGTCTTGCATGATGCTTCCAACCTTTCAGAGTTGGAATAGCATTTGGACACCAGCCTGGGGCTTTAATCATTTACATTTTTCCTTCGGGTTTATCAGCTACTTTATCACCTTGCTTGTTATCACCAGGGCGAAGTGGTGCAGCTTTCATTGGGTTAGCTAAAGCAGATGCATTCTTTTTGATTGCTACTGCGATATCAACTTTATCACCTTGTTTCTTATCATCACCTTTTTCGTGATCATCAACAAAGTCTTTTGAAGATTTTGAATCTTTTGCATCAATCTCTTCGCCTTTTTCTGCATCTTTCTTAGGAGCCATTGCTTTTTCTAAGATACGTGCATATATTGGCCATTTTGGTTCTGTCATTTCATTACCTTCTTTTACACCTGCAGCAAGAGGTCTTGCACCTACAGGCTTTGTTGCCCTAAGTTTACTAATTCCTGCTTTGGCTTTATTCAAACGATTTCTATCATTTCTTTTCTTTGTCATTTTCTTTAGCTTTGCTTGAGCAGCATCAGCTCTACCAGAAACAGAAAATCTATTAACAGCTTTCTTTATACCTCTACCAGCAAGGCGAGCTGTACCTTTGGCTAGTGTGCCGAGGATCTCATCTAGTTGCTCATTATCCATTGATTCTGATAGAGAATCCAAATCTTCGATAGACATAGCTTCAAGTTGTTCAAATGTATATGACTCATTCTTTTCCATTTTGGGTTCTTCTTTACCCTTGCCAGGATTCATCACAGCTGTATCATCTTTTGATTTAGCTTCTTTTTCAGATGGACAATCCTTAGCATGGTTTTCCATAGAGCCTTCACATTTAGGACAAGGTGTTGTTTTATCTTCAGCTTCATCCATTTTCTTAGAGATAGCTTTACGACGTTTATGTAGATACTTATCTGATGAATCTGTATCGCCATCGTTATCAATATCTGTATCATCACGATCTTTATGCTTGCCTTTTAGTTCCTTTTTATCGACAGGATCCATGGCTTCTTTTGATTCTTTCTTTTTATCCCAAGGTGCCTTAGGTAATGTTACTGCAGCTTTACCTGCAGGTGTTGCCGCAGACGCTTTAGATAGGGCCTTTTGGTTGGTCATTTTTTTATTTTCGTTGACTTCAGCATATCTAGCCGCCAACTTTGACATTATGTCGCTCATTTGTGTCTCCTTACATCCAAAGTTGAGCTGCGATTGCACTCCCGATAGCAACGATTGCTACCCAGAATAGTTTATTTATAGTATGTACAGTGCGAGCATTATCGTCACACTTCTTTTCAATACTATCCAATTTAGTTGAGAATTTATTCATTCGTTCCCATGAACGTTCTCTATATTCGTTATAAGCATCCATCTTTTCTTCGAATCGAGCCAAAGATATTAAGACTTCACTCATCTTATCCATCTTTTCTTCGATTCTGTCGAGACGTTTCTTCCAGTCTACATCGGTGGCCATAACTTAA